CTCCAGTGTACCTGGAGTTAGAGTTGTATCAGCAACGAAAAGTGCTGCTGCACCAACGATAATGTTGTTTGACGTACCACGGCTATATGGCATATTATTTCACCTCTTTCATAAAGTATATTAAGTTGTTTGGCGTGTTTCCTCAAAACCTATTATACCGCTGTTTATGTATATCTAGAATCTGGCTCAGTCTTGATGTGATAGTCATACTCAATAATTAGTTTGTTAACAAAAAGGGTTCTTGCCGAAGCCAACTCTGCTACGTCTCTACTTTCATCTGCCTGATATACCCTAGTATTATGAAAATAAATGTTATACGGAATAGATACCTCTCCAGCAGAGTTTAGTATTGGGTTTGAAAGACTATAGGAATTTACATCCTGGGCTGAAGCGTCTTCACGATCAAGGGCATTTGATATAACACGAACTGAGTCTATTAATTTACCAACATCCGTAGAGTATATAAAGTAGATTAACTGCTCTCTTTTATGAGCATAAAATGGGGTAGGTCTAAATCTCATTAATCTATCATACACAATAAGAACTGGACTCTCTGTTTGTCTAATTTGAATACTATCGTTATATAAATCTTCAATATTAGTTGGAATTTGTGCTGGAACCATAGGGTTTACACCTGGAGACAATAAATCTGATTCTGCCACAAGTTCATAAAATGCTAACTCAGATAAAACATATCTATTTAAAAATGTGGGTGGAAAACCAGTGTCCGTTAATATACTCATAGTCTTATTCTACCCCAATTGTTGCATTAGCAATCCATTTAAACCCTGTATCAATACCCTTGCTTCTACCCATTCTTGATCCAGCCTTCATGTTTGCCTTATAGAGTTTTGGCTTTTTAATATAATCATAAATACCAGAAGCCTTTAAAAATGATTGCTTAAAATATCTTAAGATAAACTCATCTACTGTTTTTTCAAAACTTCCGTAAACCATATCTCCCCCAGGATTGTCTACGGTAATTGGCTTACTTGTAAAAACTTCTCCACTTGGTCCATCAAATTTTAACATCCTAGATTTAGTTGGCGCAATTGTAACTGGAACACCATTTTCCATAATCTTTGCTTTATTATAAAATGGCACAGTCATTTTTTCAGACACCGTTCTTGACTGTCTAAATGAAGAATTAATAGACAATCCAAGATTACTAACAGTATATTTTAAATCAAACAATCTTGCATTTGGGCTACCAGTTTGATTCCACTCATAAATATGGTGCAATGCTTTTGGATTTGATCTTGCTTCAACATCAACATATTGTGCAAGAGCCTGAATTACTCCAAGGCCTAGTCTATCTAAAAATATTTTTTTACCTTTATGAATGCCGTCTAAAAATCCAACAGAATAATCAATAATGTTTTTCATTTGTTTATCAAAAAGTTTTGTGTTCATCGTAACTATCATTAGTCACCTACAGTCTGATTTTCAGTTCTACGCCATAGCATCTTATAATACTCTATAGATCCGAATGGTCCAGTAAATGGCTCAACTGTTGCTATCTCATAAATAGTTCCCCTGCCAGACCTTGGCCCAGCAGTTTCTTTATAAATTATATTATCACTTGCGTCTCTAACATTTGTTACAAGTATATTTGTTGTTGCATTGTTAGCATTATTTGAAGAAAGTCTGGGGTCATTTTGGGTCCTTGCAATAAGTTTATTTTCATATTGTAAAAATGCTTCTGGTTTAATATCTTCTGCTCCTAAACCACCTACTGGTGTTGCATTACAAATTACAGTTCTATCATAAACCCAATCCTTTTTAGGTTGACCATATTCCCCTTGTGTAAGAATTGGAAAATATACATCAGCCTTCATTGGATACATAAAGTCTGTAACTTCACATGAGTTCATTATAAAACTCCAGGACGAACAATATTATCAACATACTTAGACAAAATTTTGTCTACAATAATATTTCCAGTACCCTCAATCATTCTCTTGTCATACTCAATTTTAAATTGATCAGTGCTGTAGTTTTTTACATATCTCTTGTAATAATCTAATTTACCACATTTAATATCGTTAATTAATAATTTTGTAGCATCTTGAATATCAATAGGAACTACCTTATACCCTGTTTCTACCAAGAAAATATAATCTGTTCCGTTTGGAAATCCTACGCCAGCGGTGATAGTCTGAACATTTCCACTATCCTCTGTATCAAATATTGCAAACGAATCTGAAGAGGCTACTGGAATTCTTGCTGGACGTCTTTCTGCCCTATTTAAAGAATCTGTTGCTTGTACTGGGTCTTTTGTAATTGCAGTTTTATCTTTAGTAATTAAATAATTAAAATCGCCTAATGCTGGTCCATCTGAATCATTAATATCGTAAACCAGTTCTGCATTTTCATATGCCTTTAAAATTTTATGTGTTCTATCCCAAAGTGGAATATAGTCTGTTTCTTGTCCAACTACCTCAAGATATTTGCGTTTATAATAAAATCCGTCAACTATAGTATCAATAATTGCTCGTGCTAACGATTCATATTCTTTATACTTGGCAATATCTGTTGCAGAGGTTTCATTGTTTGCAATTGCCAGTTCTGTTGGATCTACGTATGGGCGCTCAATCTGTAGGTTATCTTCAACTACAATGTCACCACGCTCTCCATTAATATCTTCATAAATAGTAACTGCATAAGATTTGTCATATTTTACAAAATCTCCATTTAACTCATATGTAATTGTTCCTTCTGAGGAAGATGTTAATCCAGATTCTCCACTAATGAATTCTTCAATTTCTGTTTGCTCTGGAACATCTTCAATGACAAGTATATAGTCTGCTGTTTCGTCTGGAACCTTATAGGTTACAGAAAGCGGATATGGTGGTAAACGAAGTACTATTGACATTAGTCTTTACGGTAATAAGATGCTACCTCTTCAGGTGACGCTATACGTACTAGCCTGTGAGTTAGCCACTTTTCCGATGCCTCCTTTGATACTATGTTATACCCCACTTTTAATGCACCCAAATTATCCATGTGAAGATTTTTATCTGAATATAAGGCTACTTTATTTGTTATGTTTTCAGCCTTATCTACTTCTTCTACACGCTCTTCTTTATTTTCTGGTGGAAACCAACTAGCAATAATTTCTAAAATTTCAAGTTTGGTAGTTGCTTCAAAAAGTTCTATATTATTTTTTTTAGCATATGACTTTAATGCTAAGACGCTTTTAGTTGATAGTTCTTCCATTGTTGTATTCATAATTCTCCTGTACTCATTTGTAATTATACCAGAATAACAATAAGGAGGACGGTTTTTATACCGCCCTCCCTAGTACGTGATTGTTATATTTTAGGAATCAGCGCTATCTGAGTCAACATAAGCGACTGCATCTAGTTCTTCCCATTGAATACCAAAGCGTACGAATACTGTGTATTCAATTGTGTCTTTCTTTGGCTTGTATTCACGGTTTACAGTGATGTCTCTCTGGAAGCCCCATACACGGTTCTGAGGGAATGTTAAATCAACATAACCTGCAGGGTAGTAAGGAACCTCAAGAACATCTACACCAAGTACACGAGTTGTACGTGCATTACCTAGTGTCTGTGCTCCACCATCAAGGAATTCTTGACGATTTGCTTGTGTGCTACCAACACGATCAGCGAATGCTGATGAGATGGCGTCTGCAAGTGTACCGTTGTTACGAACGATACCAGCAAAAGCATCAGTACCTGCGTAGAACTTAAGGTTTGACTTAAGTGCACGATACTTGCGTGGCATTGCTAGAAGCAAGCCCTGCATTACTGATGTAGTGTAGTTGTTGTCTGCAACAGTTGCTGCATACTCGTGTGCGTCGTTTCCGACTGTTCCACGGGTCTGCTTTACGAATCCTGCCATAATTGAAAGGAATGCGTCTGCGCCTGTTCCAAGACCATTGATAGCAAGATCTTCAATATCATTTGCGAAAGCATTGGTCATTAAGCGAACTAAATGATCTTCAAGTGCTCCACCTTCAATATTGTCTTCAAGTGCTTCAGTTGATACTTCCCAATCAAGACGAA